AAGGTATTTGAAATGAAGTCGCAGACTTTCATTATCGACGAAGATAAGAAGGTTCATCGTGGCGCTAATGAGATTCATCCGAATGGTGATGGCTATTGGCATCTCGATAATGGTTGCTATGAAATTATTATGGAAGGTGTTGTATCAATCGGTGAAGATGAAGCTGGTTGGGTTATTACACGATCCACATTGAACCGTAATGGTTTGTTTATTACATCAGGTCTTTATGACTCAGGTTATGAAGGTGTGATGGCAGGAGCACTACATGTCGAAGGTGGCAAAGCTCTTCTTAAACCTGGTACACGTGTAGGCCAGTTCCTTTTATTCAAGTCCGAAAGCCTTAGCTCCTATGATGGTGACTATGGTAAGTCCGGCACACATGATGAGAAATATAATGGTTGATATTACAATTGATATTGCGGAACTCCGCAAACGTAAGATTATGGTTGCCACTCCTATGTATGGTGGTCAATGTGCTGGTACATATACACGTAGCTCTGTCGAGCTTGCTAAGAGCGCAGCGACACACGGCATCGAGGTAGACTTTTGGTATCTGTTTAACGAGTCGTTGATTACTCGTGCACGTAACTACTGTGCCGATGAGTTTATGCGTAGCGACTGTACGCATTTGATGTTCATTGACTCTGACATTGGATTTGATCCGAACGATGTATTGGCACTAGCTGCTCTTGCTGATCCGGATAGTGATAAAGATGTTATCTGTGGTCCTTATCCTAAGAAGACGATTGCTTGGGAGAAGATTGTGCAAGCTGTCAACAAAGGCTTTGCTGATGAAGATCCAAACAAACTAGAGGCGTATGTAGGCGACTATGTATTCAACCCTGCCGATGGTTCTGGTTCTATCAAGCTGGATGAGCTTGCAGAGGTTCTAGAGTCTGGTACAGGCTTCATGATGATTCAACGTCAAGCATTTGAGAAGTTCGACAAGCATTATGGTGACACTATGAAGTATACACCTGACCATGTTCGTACGAAACACTTTGATGGTTCACGTAAGATCAGCTTGTACTTTGATGCATTGGTATGTCCTAAGACTAATCGCTATCTATCAGAAGACTATATGTTCTGTCAGTGGGCACGTGAAGCTGGCGCGAAGATCTGGCTGGCTCCATGGATGCGTTTGACTCACCTGGGTGCATATATGTTCGGTGGATCGTTAGCTGACATTGCACAGATCGGTGCAGTAGCAACTGCTGATGCAGCTAAAGTTAAACAGAGGTAGTCATGCAACTGTCTGAGAGAACAATTGAAATCCTAAAGAACTTTGCGACGATCAATCCATCTATCGTTATTCAGCAAGGTAATTTAGTTCGTCAAGTATCACCTTCAAAGACTATTCTATCTCATGCTTTAGTTGAAGAGGACTTCCCGAATAAGTTTGGTATCTATGACCTTAACAGGTTTCTTGGAACATTGAGCCTATTCACAAAGCCTGACTTGTTTTTCACTGACCACTATGTGGCAATCAAGTCAGGCTCTCAGCAGTCTAAATTCTTCTACTGTGAGCCGGAGCTAATCATGACCCCGCCAGATAATGAACTACCTGTTGATAATGTTATTGCAGAGTTCACATTGACAGAACATGACCTAGCTGCGATTATGAAGGGTGCGAATGTATTGCAAGCCCCTGAGTTTGTTATCGAGCACCGTGCTGGTGATATTGTTATTACTGCTAAAGATAGTAAGAACACTGCATCGAATACATTCGAACGTAAGGTTGGGGAAGCATTAGAGTCTCCTGTTGAGTTCTCTGCTATCATTAAAGTAGAGCATGTGAAGCTAGCGCCAGGTAGTTATGACGTACGTCTTAGCTCTAGTGGTCTAGTACATTTTAAGCAGACTGGTGGTAGTCTGCAATATTGGATTGTTACTGAAAATTCAAGTAAGTATCAATAAAGTGATGAGTATATTATGGAACAATTTTTATGGGTCGAGAAGTATCGACCACAGACTGTTAGTGAGTGTATACTTCCTGACCGTCTGAAACAAACCTTTCAACAATTTGTAGATCAGAAGAACATTCCTAATCTGATTCTAACGGGCGGTCCTGGTGTCGGTAAGACAACAGTTGCTAAGGCTATGTTGAATGAGCTGGGTTGTGATTACCTGGTTATTAATGGATCGATGAACGGTAACATCGATACCCTGCGTAATGACATTATGCAGTTTGCCTCATCGGTCAGCTTGATGGGTGGTCGTAAGTATGTTATCCTTGATGAGGCTGACTACCTAAACGCACAGTCAACACAACCCGCATTGCGTAACTTCATGGAGGAGTTCGCAAAGAACTGTGGGTTCATTCTTACGTGTAATTATAAAGACAAGATTATCGAACCACTACATTCTCGTTGTAGTATCGTAGACTTCCGTCATAGTAAAGAAGATAAGAGTGCCATGGGTGCTCAATTCTTCAAGCGTGTGTGTAGTGTACTTGACGATGAAAAGGTTAAGTATAACAAGGAAGTGGTGGCACACTTTGTAGCTGACACTTATCCTGACTTTCGTCGTACTCTAAACGACCTGCAACGTTATTCTGCTAACGGTGGTATCGATACCGGTGTAATGTCACTAAGTAAAGACCTGTCTATCAAAGCACTCGTTGAGCATATGAAGGAGCAGAAGTTCAACGAGCTACGTAAGTGGGTAGCAAAGACTAACTATACGACAGCAGATATTGTTCGTAAGTTTTACGAGCAATCTAGCGAATACTATGATGCACCAAACTCAGCGAAGATGATTCTTATCCTTGCTGACTACCAACATAAAGCTGCTTTTGTAGCTGATGAAGAAGTGAACCTTGTTGCAATGCTTACGGAGATTATGATCGAATGTCAATCAAAATAACTATCTTTGGATATGGGTTTGTTGGTCGTGCACACGAGAATGTACTCAAAGGTCTCCATGATATTACTATCGTAGATCCAGTATTAGATCTTACGGACCCTGGTAATCCTGATGCCGTTATCATTGCTGTATCGACACCACAGTCTAAGACTGGTGAATGTTATATGCAGAATGTATATGATGTACTGAAGCAATGTAAGAAAGATATACCCATCTTAATCAAGAGTACAATCTCACTAGAAGGTTGGCAGTATATTGAGAAGGAGTTTGGACACTTAACTATTACATTTAGTCCTGAGTTCTTGCGAGCAGCTACTGCATTACAAGACTTCGAGAATGCGGATACTTTTTACTTCGGTGGAGGTGACGATGTGTTTTGGGCTGGACTGTTCTGGCAAGAAGGTCGTCGAATGTTCAGTCGTAAACCAGAAGAGCTGATCATGATGAAGTATAGTGTCAATACTTTTCTTGCTCTTAAAGTAGCCTACTTTAATCAGATCAATGATCTGTGTGACGCTTGGGATATTGACTATGATAGTGTTAAAACTCTGATACAGCATGATGAACGTATCGGAGATAGTCATATGGATATCTCTGAGGAACGTGGCTTTGGAGGTCACTGCTTTCCTAAGGACACAGAAGCATTGTTAGCTACTTCAGACGTTAGTAAATCAAACATGTCAATCCTTGAAGCGGCTGTAGAATATAATCGTCTGACTAGAGATTGGTCCAATGATTGAGTATCGCACATGGGAAAAAATAATGGCACGTGCTCTCGATTATTATATCGGGCGCAATGATGAAGATGAACCTAAAGTTCCAGTGCTTACAATGAACCAAGCACGTCGTGGACTTTACATTCGAATGGTGTTACAATTAGTTAATTGGATTACCTGCTTCTTTATTATTGCAGGTGTTGTGAGGCATTGGGGATGAATGTAAATCCAGGCGCCATATTCAATATGGCAACATACCGTAAAGAACAGTATCCAGATGAATCATATAGTGCGTTTGTAGTTAATCGTATTGCTGCTAACTATATTGATACATTGTTCCAAGCAAATGAGTTAAACCAATACCATGAACTCGATCAGAGGCTCCAATATGACTATTTACTAAATAGTACTAGGAAAAAGAAAAGGTTCCGGAAGACTGATAAAGATTATCCGGATAGTAAACTTGACCTGATTAGAGAATATTATGGGTATAATATGAAACGCGCCCAAGAAGTTTTCGATATTCTTACTGATGAACAAATTAACAAGATCCAGTCAAAACTGGACAAAGGTGGAATGAAATGAATGAACTTGAGCAGATGGTGGAGATCCGTCTTAAATCAGACGACGACTTTCTTAAAGTCAGAGAAACTCTTACACGTATTGGTGTAGCCTCCCGTAAAGATAAAACTCTATTTCAGAGTTGTCATATTTTACATAAGCAAGGAAGATACTTTATAGTGCACTTCAAGGAACTGTTTGCACTTGATGGTAAGCCAGCCAACTTTGGTGAGGAAGATGTTGCAAGACGTAATGCAATTGCTAATCTTCTTGACGAATGGGGTTTGGTGGATTTGGTTGAAAGCGAGAAGTCACAAGATCCAATTTGTCCTATCAGCAGAATTAAAGTTCTGCCATATAAAGAGAAAGACGAGTGGACTTTGACTCCTAAGTATAACATAGGAAAAAAGAAATGAGCATAAGTATTATACCTTTTCTCTCAGAGACAGATAGCGTTCAACAGCTATATGTTGTGAGACAGGTTGTTGATGGACATGAGATTCGTCAACAATCCTTTAGTAGTATGGAAGAAGCAGAGAAGGCAGCAGATACATGGAAGACGGAATCTTCCCTAAGCTAAAGTTTATTAACTTCTATATGACAACAGCACACACGTGTGCTCAACTATCATACGCACAGAGACTTCAAGTTGGAGCAGTGATTGTTAAAGACAATCGTATCATTAGCTATGGCTATAATGGCACACCTGCGGGCTATGATAATAAATGTGAAGATGAAGAAGGTAACACAAAGAAAGAAGTCCTTCATGCTGAAGCCAATGCTTTAATGAAAGCAGCTTCTAGTCCTGAGTCTACAGAAGGCGCTGGATTATATCTTACACACTCACCGTGTATGGATTGTGCTAAGATGATTCTCCAATCTCGAATTAAATATGTTGTCTTTAATGAACAATATAGGGATAATAAAGGTATAAAGTTTTTGCAAGATGCAAGGACTTCAGTGGTTAGATGGTCTGACCTTATAGGTGCTAAACAAAATGGACTTATGGAATAAAGTAAGACATGAGGGTGGTTACTGGCAATACTTCTATGAAGTAGATGATGATATAATTGCGTCTGTTATTCCTAAGTGGGGTGCTAATGGTATGAAGACATGGATGTGTCAGTATCGAGACCATGTTCCATTCAAACGTAATAGTCTCAAAGCTGGTAAAGCAGATATCCAATGGATCCATGAACAGTCTAAAGATGATAACTTAACTGAAATAAAAATTTGGGATGACGACGAGTAAACAGTTGACTTTTCGTTTACAAAGTACTATATAATATGTGGGTGCCGAATTGCCGGGCTCATAACACAACTTGCTTAACAGGAGTTAACACAACATGACTAATATTCAGAACAATATTTTCCCTAAGTCTGCCTTTATTGGCTTTGATAGAATTCTGGAGGACATGCAGTTTGCAGCACAACATGCTAATGACCATTATCCCCCACATAACATTGTCAAAGAAAATGATACAGATTATCTAATTGAGCTAGCAGTTGCTGGTTTTGATAAAGATGATATCGTAGTAGAGCAGAAGGAAAGGTCGCTGAAGATCGCAGGCAAATATAAATCTAAAGGTCGAGAAGTTGTACACCGTGGTATTTCCACACGTGACTTCGAGCGTAGATTCCGCCTGTCGGAGTATGTTCAAGTAGCCGGAGCTTCTTTCAAGGATGGTATTCTTGCAGTATCTTTGAAGTTAGAAATCCCTGAGGAGAAGCAGCCTCGTAAAATCAACATCGATTAAACGAGGAAAACAAAATGACCGATGGAACTATGACAGCCGGTATGGGTGCAGTTACGATTGCACTTCTTGCAGTGATTCTACAACCACTGATGGGCTAACTAAATAGAGTTGGGGGCACTTCTGCCCCCAACAACTTTATTGGAGGACATAATGAAACTTTCACCGAATTTTTCACTAGCAGAATTTACCAAGAGTCAAACAGCTGAACGAAAAGGGTTGGACAACAACCCTAACGAAGAGCATCTTGTAGCTGCACAGTCCTTATTCTTAATGGTAGTACAAAAAGTTAGGGACCACTTTGGTCCTACAGTTATTAACAGCGGTTATAGAGGACCAGAGTTAAATGAAGCAGTTGGTGGAAGTAGTAAAAGTCAGCATTGTAAAGGTGAAGCGGTGGATATCGAAGTGCCTGGTGTCCCCAATGCCACCGTGGCTGAGTGGATAAGGGATAACCTTGATTTCGATCAGCTTATCTTAGAGTTTTATACTCCTGGTATCCCTGACAGTGGTTGGGTTCATGTATCTTACAAGCATGGTGAGAACCGTAAGTCAGTTTTGACAGCATCCCGTGTTGATGGAAAAACACATTATGCAGTGGGAATTAATTCCTAAACGTGGATTATGAACTTTTTAAAGGTTCAAGTAAACATAACTATATCATTAACATAGGAGCGCCGCATGGAACATCAACTAGATCTTTTTGCCAGTACAACTCAGTTATCATTAGACCCAGACAATCGAGAATGGGAGTATGATAATGATGGCTCCAAAATATATAAAGTAGATGCTGGCTATGGAATGAAAACTTCCTACACCCCTCCTTCTGTTGACCAATAACCAAAGAACGACTATACTTATTAAATGAGTGATATTTTTTATACGAACGTCACACGACTGTTCAATGATATAGCTGTACGTGGAATCAAGAACGGTAAACCCTTCTCCCGTAAGGTTAAGTATGAGCCAACTCTCTATGTGAAGTCTGAGAAGCCATCAGGTCTTGTCACACTTGAAGGTGAGCATGTGGCTCCTGTACAGCCTGGTACTATGAAGGACTGTAGACTGTTTATCGACAAATATGATGGCATCGAGAACTTCAAAGTGTATGGACAGACTAACTATGTCAAGCAGTTTACTAATGCTGCGTTCCCAGGTATCATAGAGTTCGATCGTTCAAAGATTAATGTAACATCTATCGATATCGAGGTGCAGTCTGATGAAGGGTTCCCTGACCCTGCTTACGCCGCATATCCTATTACAGCTATAACGATCCACAATAACATTGACGACATATACTATGTGTGGGGCTGTGGCGAATGGGAATCTGATAAGCGTGACCCTTCACTTGAGGGCGTACATATTCGATACACACAATGTGCTGACGAGGCTGACCTGCTACATCGATTCGTCGACCAATGGAAGAAAGCCTATCCTGATATCATTACTGGCTGGAACAGTGAGTTGTTTGATATGCAGTACATTGCAAACAGACTACCTCGTGTAACTAACATCGAGGCTCGTGAGCTTTCACCCTTCAAGATGTTTGATTGGCAGAAGCGTTTCATTGCTGGTAAAGAGGTAAACTTCCCATACTTCTTTGGTATTAGCTGTCTGGACTATCTCGAGCTGTTTCGTAAGTTTGGTTATGCATATGGCTCGCAAGAATCCTATCGATTGGATCACATCGCACATGTAGTGCTTGGCGAGCGTAAGTTGGACTATAGTGAATACGGTGACTTGAACTCACTGTACAAGTTTGACTACCAAAAGTTTATTGACTACAACATTAAAGATACTCAGCTTGTTGACCGTATGGAAGACAAGCTAGGTCTAATCACTCTTGCTTGTACGATTGCGTATAAAGGTAAGGTTAACTACAAAGACGCCTTTGGTACTGTGGGTGTATGGGATGCTATCCTGCACAATTATATGATGGACCAAGGTATCGTTGTTAACCCTACTGGCAAGGGTGATAAGGAAGGTAAGATTGAAGGAGCTCACGTTAAAGATCCGCATACAGGTATGCACGATTGGGTTGTGTCCTTTGACTTGAACTCTCTGTATCCTCATATCATGATGCAGTATAACATGAGTCCTGAAACACTTGTTCCTGTCACTGTTCCTAATGTCTCAGTAGATAAGTTGTTGAAGCAAGAACGGTTTGACTTCGATAAGCAATACTGTATGACTGCTCGTGGTAACCTGTTCCGTAAAGATAAGAAGGGTATGATTCCTACTCTTGTTGAAGGTTTGTATTCGGAACGTAAAGGCTATAAGAAAGAAATGCTTGCAGCTCAACAAGAGCTTGTCGATATGGGTCAGGAGAGTGACTATATCAACATGGTAATCGACCGTATGAAGACGCTTGAGAGCAACGAGAGTGTTGGTCAGACACGAGGCAATACTTCATTTGTTAATGACGCTAAGGCCGAGTACGTTAGAGCTAAGTATGATGTTGAGAAGAAGATTGCTACACTAGACAACAAACAGCAAGCGATTAAGATTCTTATGAACTCCTTGTATGGCGCCACATCTAACGAGCACTTTAGATACTTTGACGTTCGCATTGCTGAGTCGATTACATTGTCAGGTCAGCTAACGATCCGATGGGCTGAGAATCGCATTAACAAGTACCTCAATGAGATACTAAAGACTAATGAAGACTACGTGATTGCGATTGATACAGACTCTTTGTATGTAAACATGGGTCCTCTTGTTGAGAAAGTTAAACCTAAAGACCCTGTAGTATTCTTGGATAAAGTTTCTAAGGAGAAGATCCAACCCCTATTCGAAACTGCATATGACGAACTAAAGGAATACATGAATGCTCCTGAGCAGAAGATGGTTATGGAGCGTGAGGTGATTGCTGAACGAGGTGTGTGGACAGGTAAGAAACACTATGCATTGAATGTATGGAATAGTGAGGGTGTACAGTATCCTGAGCCTAAACTCAAGGTTCAAGGTATTGAAGTTGTTCGCTCATCAACACCACAAGTCTGTCGAGACCTACTAAAGAGTACGATTAATGAGATTCTAACTACAGATGAGAGTACGGTTCAAGCTACGATTGCACGCGTCAGAGAAGAGTTTAACCAGCTTCCTGCAGAAGATATCGCTTTCCCAAGAACAGCCAATAACATTGATAAATATAGTGAAGGTAATGTAATCTATAAGAAGGGTACGCCAATTCATATTCGCGGATCGTTGTTACATAACTACCATCTGGAACGTATGAATCTTACAAAGAAGTATGAACCTGTATATCCTGGTGAGAAGATTAAGTTTGTTTATGTTAGACAGCCTAACCCTCTTGCCGAGAACGTAATCGCTTTCAAAGGTATATTGCCTGATGAGTTTAACGTAAGAAAATATATTGATTATGACTTACAGTTTAGTAAGGCGTTTGTAGAACCTATCAAGAACATTCTTGATTCGATAGGGTGGAAACCTGAGAAGATAGCAACATTGGAGGACTTCTGGTCATGAGAGAGATACCTGAAGAATATATGAATTTTGATTTTGGTTTTACTGGTGTAAGTGAAGCTGAATACAAAGGACAGATCGAGAACGTAGAGCAGAAGGCAAAGACAGAAGCCGCTTTATCAGTTCAACAAATTGAAGCTCAGAAAGATCAGATTGAATCTGAGCTTAAAGAAAAGGTCGAAGACCTTGAGAAGATTGTTATGCCACTACTAGTTAACTTGCTGAAGACTTCAGACAAGGAATACATTTACTGGCCTGACCGGAAAGAAATGGTCCAAAGCCAGATCGATAAAGTTCTAGCTATTACGAGGGGCTAATGGGATTTGCTGTTTTAACCCTATTCGTTGCACTAGCTATCTCTGCAGTTGCAGCATGGTATAGTATTGTTGGTTTAATGGCAATCTTTGCTGCAGCAGCTATTCCTATTGCGATTATGGGAAGTGTTCTTGAGGTAGGTAAACTACTGACAGCTAGTTGGTTGTATCAAAACTGGACTAAGATACCATTCTTACTAAAGTCTTATCTGACTACAGCTGTGGTAGTACTAATGTTTATCACGTCGATGGGTATCTTCGGATTCTTATCAAAAGCACACTTAGACCAAACACTAATGACGGAGGGTTCTAATGACTTACTTATTCAAAACTTGGAAAGACAAATATCTCAACAACGAAGAATTATCACCAATGGAGAAACACTTCTCGGACAGTTGGATAAGACGGTCGAAGTTCTCATCGAGTACGATAGAATCAGAGGACCTGAAGGTGCTCTTGCAGTCAGAAAAGGACAAGCAGAGCAAAGAGACGAGCTCAATTCATCGATACAGTCTTCGGTTGGCGTCATTAATGAACTCAACGAAAAACTACTCCCGTTACAGAAAGAGCGTGTGGCGCTCGAGGCGGAAGTTGGCCCACTAAAGTATATTGCGGAGCTAATTTATGGTAATGAAGCAGAAAATATGTTGGACGAAGCTGTTCGACTTGTCATTCTATTACTTATCTTTGTCTTTGATCCGCTAGCAGTTTTGCTTGTGATTGCAGGCAATATGAGTTTGAGAGAAGCTATGGGCAAGCCACGTAAGATGGTTGAAGTATATAATTGGAAAACAGATGAAAATGTTGAAACGGAGATAAACGATGACGACGATACTACACATTCCGGACTTCCTGAGACGGATCCCGAAGGAGAAGAAGAGTTCAAAAAAACCTTCGGTAAAAACTCCTCCTACGAAAAAAACAAAGTCTTCCACGGAATAAAAAAAAAGACTTGATTTATAAACAGATACAGGATATTATGAGAAACAATGATGACAAGTGAGGTAAATGATGTCAGACTTCTTTAAGAATATGGTCAAGGACCTAAATGATGAAAATACTAATATGGCTGCTGATGGCAGCAACAGTAGCCAGTTTTCCGGGTGCGTCGATACCGGATCTTATATTCTCAATGCTGCTCTTTCAGGTAGCCTTTACGGTGGTGTTCCAAATAACAAGATTACAGCCTTTGCAGGGGAGTCTGCCACAGGTAAAACTTTCTTTGTTCTTTCTGTCGTTAAGCGTTTCCTGGACGATAACCCTACTGGTGCTGTCTTCTATTTTGACACAGAGGCTGCCGTAACTAAGGAAATGATGGCGTCACGTGGTATTGACGTTGACCGTATCATTATCTCAGAACCAGAATCTATCCAGAAGTTTCGTCATACGTCTTTGCAGATTCTTGACAACTATGCTAAGAGTCCTGAGAAGAACCGTCCACCTATGATGTTTGTATTGGACTCATTAGGTCAGATGTCTACAACTAAAGAGTTGGAAGATACAGCAGAAGGTAAAGAAACTCGTGACATGACGAAAGCCCAAGTGCTGAAAGCTACGTTCCGTGTCTTGAGTCTGAAACTTGCTAAGGTGCAAGTCCCTCTGATTGCAACTAACCATGTATACGAAGTTGTCGGCTCATACATTCCTACTAAAGAGATGGCTGGTGGTTCTGGTCTGAAGTATGCAGCATCTACTATTTGCTTCCTGTCTAAGAAGAAAGAGAAGGATGGCACTGAAGTAGTAGGCAACCAGATTAAGATTAAGATGACTAAGTCACGATTCACTAAAGAGAACAAGCAGGTCTCTGTGTTGCTGACTTACGACCAAGGACTAGACCGCTACTATGGTCTTACAGACCTGGCAGAGAAATATGGTATCTTCAAGAAAGTGAGTACACGTCTTGAGCTACCAGATGGCCGCAAAGTATTTGGCAAGGCTATCAATCAGAACCCTGAGGAGTACTTCACTCCTGAGATTATGAATCAACTTGAAGAATGTGCACAACAGGAGTTCCTTTATGGCGACTATCAAAGATCAGTACGAGATACTGGAGACGAACTCGTTAGCGAACACAGCAGTCTTGAGACTGAAGAATAACCAATTTGAAGGCGTAGAGTATTTTTACTCATACGTTCTACCCGGTGAGCCCGATGAGGAAACTGGGGAGATGCCAGTCTCGTTTGTATACGAGATTGTTAATGATAATGGTAAGGATGCCGAACACAATGTACAGTTCGAAGATATCCTTGCCGAAGTTTTATATGATGTAGTGGTAGATAATGCTGGAAGAAACGATACTGAATCACCTGATGAGTAATGAGCAGTATGCTCGCAAAGTTGCTCCTTACATAGAACCAGAATACTTTGAGAGTGGTAACAACCGTAATCTGTTTCATAAGATTGCGGATTACCAGAACAAGTATAATGTTGTTCCTACAAAGGAAGCAGTCGTTATCGAACTTGGTAATGACACATCACTTACAGATGACCAATATCAGCAGACGGTTGAGACGATTGACCGATTCGCGCCTGATGAAAAAACCTCACTTGATTGGTTGACTGAGAAGACAGAAGAGTGGTGTCAAGAACGAGCTGTGCATAACGCCATCATGGAAGGTATCGATATTATCGATGGTAAGGACGATACACGAGATAAGGGTTCGTTACCTGACATCTTGTCTAAAGCTCTTGCTGTCAGCTTCGACCAACATATCGGCCATGACTTCTTAGAAGACACCGATGCTCGTCATGAATTCTATACGAGAGAAGAGGAGAAGATTCCTTTTGATCTGGACTATATGAACCAGATTACTAAAGGTGGTCTCCCAGACAAAACACTTAACATTTGTCTTGCTGGTACTGGTGTAGGTAAGTCTTTGTTTATGTGCCACATGGCTGCAAACAATCTTACAGACGGCAAGAATGTATTATACATTACAATGGAGATGGCAGAGGAGCGGATTGCCGAACGTATTGACGCAAACCTCTTGAATGTTCCAATCGCTGAGGTATCAGAGTTACCAAAGCCTATGTATGATGAGAAGATTAATCGCCTGCGCTCTAAGACGCCAGGTAAACTAATCATTAAGGAATATCCAACAGCATCTGCGGGCGTTGGACACTTCAGACATTTGCTAAATGAACTGAAGCTGAAACGTAACTTTATTCCTGATATCATTTATATTGATTACCTAAACATCTGTACATCTACACGAATGAAATATGGTGCAAATGTAAATAGTTACACGCTTATCAAAGCAATCGCAGAGGAGTTGAGAGGTCTTGCAGTAGAACGCAGTGTACCGATTGTTAGCGCAACACAGACTACTCGCTCTGGCTTTACTAATAGTGATCCGGGACTGGAAGACACATCAGAGTCATTCGGTCTACCGGCCACAGCGGACTTAATGTTCGCCCTAGTCTCCACAGAAGAGTTAGCGGAGATGGATCAGATTATGGTTAAGCAGTTGAAGAACCGCTATAACGATCCGACACATAATAAACGATTCGTAATTGGTATTGACAGAGCTAGAATGAGGTTATATGACGTTGAACAATCAGCACAAGAAGGGATATTGGATGGACCACTCATGGATAACACAACTTATGGCAAACGTTTTGAAGACGAAACAGCCGACAAATTCAGGAGTTTGTTTGATGAGTAATTATGAAGTAAGACGTCACGGAAAGAAGTGGAAAGTGTTTGAACTCTCCACTAACCAATATGTATTCTCAGCTAATAATAAATGGAAAGCCATTCAGGTTGAGAAGAACTTACAAAGTGGTGGGGGCTTTAATGGACACACACCAACATTCTTTAAAGTCTAAACCTACTTTAATATTAGGTATAGGACCTGCTAGGACAGGAACATCATACCTTTTCAGCTTGTTCTTGAATGACAATTTTAATGTCACTCATATGAAGGAGGATATGTATCTATATAATAACTCCGTCATTAATATATACGAATACAAAAAATGTTTTGGAACTACTGATAAAAATATCTATGTTGATGTTAATCCTAGATATTCGTTTATGCCAAATTTGGATGAAGTGATAGCTCAGCTTAACTATCATTTTGATGTCCGATTAATTTGTACAGTTAGAGATCCGGTCAATTCTGTTATATCAGGTATAGAAGCGGCAGGTATGAGTTATGGTATATATCAAGAACATTATGACTTTAAATTTTTGATTGAGAGAATGAAACACCATCCACTTTATGTGAAGTTTCTTGAACATCACGACTTTGAAAGTTTGTCTAAGTTTGTTGGCGCAGATGTAGAAACTCATACAAGAGTAGTAAATGTCAATCAAAGAGTTTCAAATGTTAAATGTACAGAGTCGATAGAAACAATTAGAAAAAAAATGAACAAACAATATGAGTATTTTTTCCGGAAAAATGGAGAAGTTTTTATCAAAACAATATGGGAACATGCATAAATAAAACGCAAAAGTGAGGACCTGAGAAGGAAACGCTATAGGTCCGAGGTGCGTCGATTCCTTAGAATTGGACTAAAACGACGAAGGAAATGGTAGGGCTACAACGGATGGGGTTACGCCTACCCACTTTCTGCTAAAGACTCGCGGTCAAACGCGGGTCTTTTTTTTATGGAAAAAACTGTTGACTTTAATTACATTATAAGTGATTATAATACTATGGTAAAGAGAGAGGAAAATATCATGTTAGAAAATTTTATAAACACAGTTATTTCAAAAGCTAGTGAGCTTGCTCGTTCTATGGATGATGGAATGATTAGTCTCAATCAACTTGATGCTATCATTCGTTCTACGAATGAGTATACTGACATTCACTTTCACACACTCGAAGATGCTGTGATGGAAGTAGAAACCATTCTTGAAAACCAAGGCCGTCTAGGTGACTAATGTTTGTAATCGCTAGACATCCTGGAACCGAGTTCGAGCAGCACCTGCTGCCGTCTCGTCGTAAGTGGGTCGAACCTGGTGAGGGTTGGCATTATACATCTATGAAGATGGCTATCCGAGCTTACAAAAAAGTGGTCGACCGATATCCCCCATACAAAAACATTACTGAAATAGTGCGTGTTTCTGCGCATTAATTGGTGTGAAAAAAACTGTTGACTTTATATCGGAATCAGGAGATGATAAGATATAGTCAAGAGAGAGGAAATTTGATTATGATTACTTTTGGTATAGAAGGCTTTAAGCATAAGAAGATGATGGAAGAGTATGTATTGAACATGCTTGACTATCTGGACATCAGTGATGAGTCAGAAGCTGACATTGAGATCACATTGACTGATCGTTGTGATGGTGATGCCGGTGGCTATTGTCATGGTGACGAAGAGCAAGTAGAGATTGAGCTTGCTACTCACGTTCAAGACTATGAGATTCCATACGAGCGTCTGATGATTAACTTAGCTCATGAGATGGTTCATGCTAAGCAGCTTATCAGTGGTGAGCTTTGTGATAAGGGTGTTGTGGGTGTAACCAATACACCTGAGAAGATCGAGCTGTCTATGAAGCAGGTATGGAAGGGTGAAGAGTATATCGATTGCCCATACTGGGATCAGCCTTGGGAAAAAGAAGCATACTCGATGGAGAAGAATGTCTTTAAGGCATGCTTTCCGATTGGACTTACGATATGAAAATGATACTTATTGCTACTGCATTAGCTGGACTTCAACCAATTTATGCAGATGAAGAAACTTGTAACAAAGCAGTTATTGCTTTAAACCAATCACAAGATTATTCCGATGCTGTGTGCATTCCAATGCCAGAGGGGACTGTTCGTGAGAATGAACGTACCGTAGCTATGGACCAGTTCCTCTACATGATGGATGTTCTTACTGACCTAGCTGAACGTGATAACCAATATGGATATTACGAATGATTGTCTCAGAGTTTAACTTCAAGAAGATTCATGAGTATAAAGGTTATACACTGGGTCTTGAATTGATGGAAGATAGTGATGGCTTTGATAAGCAGTCCTATTCTATCTTTAAGTATCAGAAGGATGATATCCATGAAAGTAATGGACAACAATACATACTAGCATCATATTTACATGTTGAATATTTATCGGGTTTTACTTATACTAGTAAGGGTGTGATAGAGAGCTTCAAGGAGAGAGTAGATGGCATTTCAACGAGCGGGTAAGTCCCATATGGCTTCGGCCGGTGCTTTGGATCGTAAGGATTCGCAAGCATATAGTATTGACCCTAAGAAACTTATTACGTTTCTTGGATCATGTGTGGAGCAGCTAGAGCTAGCTGACCACGAAGACGCAGCGTTCTATATCGAGCAGCTGCAAACGTACTTCGAGGAGGACTGGAAGCCCGGTCGTTCATTCGAAGAACCTCACCGAGTCCTCGGACTCTAACTTAATCCTGAAAGGATATATTATGACTAAAGTAAACAAAGCAATTGAACATTTGAAGAACCACCCTGAAGGTGTATCATGGGGTAATATGGCTAAATGGCTGAACACATCATATGATGGTGTTCGTGCTCTGATGAGCCAGGTTCGTAAACAAGGCTATGTTGTCTATGCAAACAAAGGTGGCTTTGATGACCAAGGTCGTCAGCGTCAAACTAGCTATCGCATTGGCACACCTACCAAAGAAATGGTTGCATTCTACTACAACCACGTAGGTGCTAAACGTGGCCCAGTAGCGTCTCGCTAAAAATATTGACGGAGGGCTGCGATGTAGTCCTCCGTTTTTTATTCTAAATTTATTTGTTTTTATCAAAAAAACTGTTGACCTTTTCGTGGTTATGTCCGATAATAAGATATAGTCAAGAGAGAGAGGAAATTTGATTATGATTGATTACGGTAAAGTTTATGAAGAAGTAGATTTCTTTTTGCAGTCTCGTGAAGGTCTGTGTAACCCTAAGAAGAAAGAAACCTATGCTATTTTCGTTAAAGAGTTGGCTGGCATCTTAGCTGGTGCTGCTTATGAAAATAATTTGACTACAGAAGATGTATGTCGTTTCCTTAATCTAGCTTATTACCACACGATCGATGATTTGGACACAAGTGGTAAGCTAACAGAGGTAGCTGATCTTATTAGCACTGAGCTTTTGACGCATCCTTTATATGAGATCGTTGAGCATACATTAATGAAGTATATTCCTGCAAGTGTTCAAGCTGGTCCTGGTGAATTCTTCTTCTGCTTCTTTGACAGCAACTCAACATTTGGTATTGACAACCAGGCTGGATATGATATTATCACAGACAATGTGAAGACCGAATTGAAGACTCTTGGTTCTAACTTTACAACACCTGAGCTGTTTGATCAGTATGCAGAAAGTGATGATGTTGACCGCTTGCTGGTTGTCCATCCTGTATCGAATGCTGCTAAGCCTCGTCAGCGTAGTCAGTATGCATGCGTACGTACTGAGAAGTGGAGAGAAGCATTTACTCATACTGGTAAGAATGGTTCGCTGGTTCTGGTTGCATAAATATATCAGCAATAAGAGGTTCCAATGAGTAGTGCTAAAGCGTTTGCTGATGAGAATGCAGCATTTGATAAACTTAAAAATTACCTTAATCGTAAGGCTGATGTCTTTCAAGCTCCGGCTGGAGCAGACGCTGGGTTTCCGGATTATGGATTTACAGTTTACTTAGATGACAATTCTACTGTGGATCTTCATATCGAGTATAAAAACTCACATACAGCACAGATGGGTAGTATGAGAGATTGGCACTTTGATGGCAGACAATTTAGTACACCAGACTCTAATAGTGAACAGAAGGATGAGTTAATATCATTAATGAACAATACTCCTGTTGCTATTAGGAATGGTAAACGACTATTGAAGGACCTTAAAACATTCTTCTCTGCAGATGTTAAGTCTATCTACTCAGGTTCTCTGACCGTAATTAAAGACAAGCTGCAGCGATATAATTCTTTGATGCAGTTTGTGGAAAATACTAGAGACTATCAGATAGCTAACATTGCTGATTCGCAACTTGGTAATAAGATTATAACACATTACAAAAACAAGTTTAAGAAGAGTAGAGTTACAGGTAGAGCATCAGGTCACATTCTATTGATGCAAATTAAAGATGAGATGTGGTATCTCGATACATATGGAACTGTTACTCCAGCTATATTAGAAGAAGTATCGAAGAAGATTGGTGCAAATAAGACAATACAAAGGATGACAGGTTTGACTGCTCAATTAGAAGTTAGAATCCAACCGAGGGGGACTACATCTAAAGGAGCAAAACCTGTATCGATAGACGTGATGGCTAGCTACCGACTTAAAGGTAAGCCAGCAGGAGGAGCATCATTATGAGTTTCAAACAATTATTAAACGAGAACAAAAATACACATATGGAGCACATTGAAGATCTGATCTTCAATGAGGGTGTTGATGGTACACGCAAAGCTATCAACTTCCTTCGGGACATTCGAGATATGCTTGCTGGCTCTTCTGGCCGTAAGCTATCTATGACTGTTAAGTGGGATGGAGCCCCTGCTGTATTTGCTGGTGTGGACCCTAGAGATGGTAAGTTCTTTGTCGCCAAGAAAGGCATCTTTAATAAAGAGCCTAAGGTATACAAGACACAAGCCGAAGTCCGTGCAGATACTTCTGGTGACTTAGCTGATAAGCTAAGCATTGCTTTGAAGTTACTCCCAGCATTAGGAATTAAAGGTGTCATTCAGGGTGACTTTATGTTTGGCCCCGGTGATGTTAAAACCGAAGATATCGATGGTAAGAGTTATCTGACCTTCCATCCTAATACTATTTTGTATGCTGTCGAAACAGGTACACCGTTGGCTAAACAAATAAAGCAATCTCAGATTGGTATTGTTTGGCACACAGTATATACTGGTGATTCGTTTGAGACTATGAAGGCCTCATTTGGTAAAGATATAACTAAGAATCTAAGACAGACATCAAAGGTATGGATGGACGATGCAACTTACAAAGACTATTCTGGAACGGCTACTCTCACTGCTAGAGAAACTGCTCAGCTTACTAAACAGCTTAGTAGAATTGGCAAGCTATTTAACAAAGTTAAATCGCCAGTCCTTAATGAGATCAGTAGGGACAATCAGTTTCTGATTCGTATGAAAGCATTTAACAATGCTTCTATCAGAGGACGAGGTATCAACTTTAATAATGTCAATAAGGACCTAGAGAAATACTTCGCTGATTTTATTCAGAAAGAAATTGATAAGGTCAAAACACCTGCAGCCAAGCAGAAGAAAGAACAAACCATGGGTAAGTGGTTAAAGTTTCTTCAGAAGAATCGTCAGCAGATACGGATCATCTACCAGCTGATGGGTATGCTTACAGATGCTAAGCTGACAGTAATTGACAAACTTAACCGTACAAGTCGTATCAACACATTCTTACGTACGGCATATGGTTTTAAAGTGACCAATCAAGAAGGATTTGTTGCTATCGATCGACTCAAAGGAGGAGCTGTCAAGATTGTTGACAGGATGGAGTTTAGTAAAGCTAACTTCAGTCCTGACATTATCAAAGGTTGGCAGTAATGCTTCAATTTGCTATCCTGGGACTACACAGGTCTGGCACAAACTATCTAGCAAGAACCATGGACCTTAACTTCCGTAAATCTACGAAGTTAAAGTTTGTCACTGGTAACGGTGCTCCTCATGATGATGGCAGCCGTAATGTGACACCTGATGAGAACAAAGACATCTCTAAGCATTTGTATGGTATGGAGTCTCATGATATTCCTGTATACAATTATGTGCTAATACATAAATCACCTTATCAATGGATTGATAGTGTCAGATCTAACCCATTAGACTTTGGATCGTTCTATCCAAAAGCAGCTGCATTTGATATAGTAGAGATGTGCAAAATCTATAATGAATTCCATATGTATTGGAATAACATGAGTCGTTTTAGGAATGTTCGGATCGTGAAATACGAAGAGCTGTTAACAAACACTGCAGAACTGCTAGACGGTATTAAGAATCACTGGAGCTTGGATCAGAAGTTTGAGAGCTATAATATGCCTACGAATGTACATAACTCTGCTAAGCACTTTGACCAAGAGCACTGGGACAGACAATTTTACACTGAACTGCATTGGGATGATATTGAGATAGTCAATGAAAGCATAAATAAGAGTATAATGCGGACACTTCGATACGATTATATCGAAGACCCATCGGATAGGCGATACAAGAGGAAACATGGCATTCCAGTTGAGCGACAATCTACATCCCAGCTCTCCTTTGATTTCTAAACCAATCGAGGATAAACTCGTTGGTGAAACAACCATGCAATTCTTTGATAAGGACGGATATGAACTTAACAAACTTGAACAACTTTATTATACTGCAAATGATGTGGACATTTCTGAGAAGCATTTATGGCACACCGCCAACCACGTCTCATGGATCATTGATGATGAGTCTAGATCCAGAGGTCCTGTAATTGACCACAGTCTTGTCAATACAAGATGGGCATATACAGGTGAAGCTAAAGAGCAGCTACTTGATTGGGTGGATCGTAAACCAGAGCTAAGAAAGCTGTTAATGATTCAACCTAAATGGGGCATAGATTTCTCCTTGGATTGGATAGATGATGAAGAGGCGTTTGAGTTGTTTCATATTGAGTTAGACAGATTTAGTTTTAGTGCTATCAATCATTATAGAACATCTGCAGAAGCATTGATTCTTGGAATGGATTGGGAAGCAGCTGGTAAAGAAGTTAAACGCAGGAAAGATGAGTGGATTAAACTAAGTTCAGACGACCAAAGTGACTGGAAAGTCCAACAATTTGGTTGGCATCGCGCTTTTGATAACCGTAAAGTACTTCAAAAGTCATAAATAGATAAATAAATGATAACCGGTAAGTCTAAGGAAAACCCGTGAGCACTGCAGTATTTACATTTGGACGTATGAATCCCCCTACAATTGGCCATCAGAAGCTAGTTGATAAGGTATCTTCAGTAGCAAAGACAGCTAAAGCTAAAGACTACGTTTTCCTTTCCCAGACACAAAACAATAAAAAAGACCCTCTGAATTACGATCAGAAGATTGCCTATGCCAAGAAAGCATTTGGAAAGTCTGTGACTAAGTCTCGCTCTAAGACTATTATACAAGTCATGCAAGAGCTTGAGAAGAAGGGGCATACCCACATTATTATGGTAGTTGGTTCGGATCGTGTAACCGATTTTGATTCACTGCTAAAGAAGTATAACGGCAAAGACTATAAGTTTTCATCCATTCAAGTTGTATCAGCAGGCGAACGGGATCCGGACGCCGAAGGTGCATCAGGTATGTCTGCATCTAAAATGAGAGCTGCAGCCCAGTCTGGTGATGAGAGCAAATTCAAAAAAGGACTGCCTCCTAAGCTGCGGTCCTCGGCAAGTAAGATATTTAATGACGTGAGGTCTATCATGGAAGACGAACATATCCCAGATGATGAACTAGAAATCATTGAGCATTGGGAAGTCCCTGATGAAATGCTCTATGACGAAGAACAACTCGACGAGAACCGTAAACCACTGACGATTCAACAAAGACGTAAAATTGGTCTGCGTATGAGACGTCTTGCACCTAGAATGCAACGTCTAAAGAAGATGAAGGCTAAGCGAATGGCGCCAGCCGAACGTCTGAAAATGAGAGCTAGAAAAGCCGCTATCAATGTACTTCGTAAGCGCGCCGCTGGTAAAACAGGTGCAAACTATTCAACTTTATCAGTATCTCAGAAGATAGCTGTGGATAAAATGATTATGAAGAAACGTCCAGCTATTGCAAATATTGCTAAGCGTTTGTTCCCTGGTGTACGTAAGAAAGAGATGGCTAGACTGCAACAACTAAGAAAAGGTCCTAAAAACGAAGAAAATGTGGTAGAAGCTACCCAAACTACACAGGACAAAGACATAAGTAAGCGCGGCGGCACTCAACCTGCAAAATATCACAAAGGCCTTTCGAAAGATACAAAGGCAAAGCGCGACGCTCAGTTCAAAAAGCAGGCTGCCATGTCAGATGATAATCCCAATGCCTATAAACCGGCTCCTGGAGATGCATCTGCTACAACTAAACAATCCAAATATACTAAAGCATATAAAGACATGTACGGTGAGAACGTCACCCGTGCTGATGTTAAGGCTATCAACGTTAAAGAACCTGACGGCAAGATTGTTATCCGTAAGACTAAGAAAGATGTGCAAGTAGAAGGTGAAAGCCTAGCTAAAGCAAAAGCTGCAATTAAACGTGAGAAGGATGCTGATAAAGAAAAGCATGATAGAATGCGTGATGCAGCTAGAACAGCAGACACACGATCCAAGAATCGCCAGACTGAGGAGGTCCATGAAATGGCTAAACGAGGAAGACCAAAGAAGACTGGTGAAACCGGTATTGAAAACATTCAGATGCAGCTTCGTAAGGTTGTAAGTCTTAATGGTCAAAAGCCAGTTGAATTTGAAAATGGTAAGAAGATGAAGATGACCCAAAGTCAAGCTAGAACAATCGATAAGAAGATTAGTAATCTACGCATGCCTAAAGACAAACAACAATTTGTCAACTTCATCAACCAGTCACCAGAGAACATGAAGAAGGCGCTTGACCCTAAGTTTAAGAAGCCAGAACAATTCAAGTCATATCTAATGAATGCTAAGGAGTCATTAGAGAAACGACAGGAAGTGTTCGAGCAAACAGAAACACCTACTCGTAGACGTTTCCGCAACTTCTCTGAGGAGAAACTGTTGGAAAAGTCAATGGCCGGACTTCAGAAGAAAGCTGAGAAGTCAGGTATTTCCTACGGGACATTAAAGAAAGTATATGACCGCGGCGTCGCAGCTTGGCGTACAGGTCATCGTCCAGGAACTACACCTTCACAGTGGGGATATGCAAGAGTGAATGCATTCATCACTAAGAAGAAAAAAGGTGGTCTAAACCACGATAAGGACCTGGCATGAGTAAACTTACCGAAATAACTATTGGTGGAATCAAGATGAAGAAACTTGGCAAGGGTAAACCTGGTCGAATGAAATCGCTTGTGACAAAACATCTTGGTAAGTCAGCAGGTGAGAAAATTACAAAATCAGATGGAGCTAGACTAATGGCTAAAGGTAAGAAAACTGGTAACAATAAGTTGGTTCGCAAAGGTTCTTTCATTAAAAATATGATGGGAGAAGCTAAAGCTGATATGGATTCAGAAGCACAGAAGAATTACAATACACCTGCAGCTAAACACAAAGCAGAGAAGACATATCCTCGCTTTGCTGCATTGACAGATTTGGATCTTAACACTAAAAACAGAAATGAGACTATCAAAGAGTATAGTTATGGACCAGCTAATCCAGGAGATGAAGAAGGTTCAAAACTGTTCTGGGAACGTAAAGCAGATCTGTGGAATGCTCCTGTAGAACAAGTAAAATCTATGAGATGTAACAATTGTAATGCATTCAACCAGACTCCAGAAGCCAAGAAAAAAATGGCTGATGCATTAGGTCCTAAAGGTGAAACAATTGTAAAGGAATCAGAGCTAGGATATTGTGAGTTCTTTGAATTTAAATGTGCTGGTGCAAGAACTTGTGATGCATGGATCGGAGGTGGTCCAATTACTGAAGGTAAAGGACTGTATCACAATATTCATATGAAGCGTAAGCGTGGAGAGAAGATGAGAAAAACTGGTGCCAAAGGTGCTCCTAAGCCATCTGATTTTGACAGAGCTAAAACTACAGTTAGGGAGAACACTATGAAGTCGTTCCAGGAATTTATTAGCGAGAAGAAGCTGACTCCAGCTGAGTTAAAAAAGCGTGAAGAAGTAGCTCAGGCTATCAAACGAGATAACCCTGAAATGCCTATGGATAAGAAAATGGCTATTGCTACATCTACAGCTAAACGTGTTACAGAATCTCCTAAAGCATGGGACAAGTGGAAGAAGACACCAGCTGGTAAACGATATGCTGCTCTCTCACCTGCTGAGAAAGAGGCTAAAGCGAAACTTAACCGTGAAGCATTAGCGCTTCGTGCTCTCAAAGCTAAAGGAACAGTCAAAGAAGAAGCATGCTGTGATGATTGCAAATATGATCACGTTATCACAGAAGCTGAGCATCAAGGTAAAACGGTTAAGCTAAACGATCCGATCCGTACTAGTGAGGTTCCTTCTAAGAAGTTTAAAGTGTACGTTAAGGATGGCGACAAGATTAAAGTAGTTCGTTTTGGTGACCCAGGTCTGTCTATCAAACGAGACGATCCAAACAGACGTAAGTCATTCCGAGCTAGACACAACTGTGATAACCCAGGTCCTAAGACAAAAGCACGCTATTGGTCGTGTTATCAGTGGCGTTCCGGGTCTAAAGTAGACAGCTAGAATTATAAATAGGACAGAGGTAAAAACATGACTAAGAAGTATCAAACACTGGAAAGCGCGATCCGCTCCATTTACGAAGCTAAAATGATGAAGGTAAGCATCAAAGGCGAGGGTGTAGCTACTGTTCCTGCTCGTTCTGAGAAAGAAGCCATCACCAAGGCATTTAGAAAATTAGGTATTGCAACCAGGTTTACTAGAGATGCTAAGTTCATGAAAGGTGTATCTGTATCAGAATCAGTCGATGAACATGATAACTGTGGTACAGATGAGTGCTGCGGAACTTGCAATGAAGAGCAAATCGATGAGTTAAGCAGAAACACTGTAGGCAATTACATGAGCAAATCTGCTGCTTCTGTATCTGGTAAAGATGCTAAGACACAGGACAAGCGTATCAAAGGTCAGTCAATGGCTGATAAGAAACTGCGTAAAGCTGATGGTTATTCCAGTGATGCTAAAGTAGCTGCTACTGAAGAAGAAATTAAAGAAATGGAAGAGTTCGTTCAACTGGATGAGATTCTTCCTGCTGTAGCTGCTGTAGCCGGTAGAGCTGCTGCCGGTGCCGTTGCTAGAAAAGGTGGTGGTAAGATTGCTCAGAAGGTTGCCAAAGTAGGCACCACTATGGCAGTCAACAAAGCTACTTCCAAAGCTGCTTCAGAAGGCGCAATGAGTCGTATGGCTACTCAAGATGCTGAAAAAGAGCGCCTCGGTCCAAACAAAGTTAAAGGCACAGGTCTCAAAACATTCAAGAAGAAGCCAGCTGCCAAAGATACTATGGTCGCCAGCCCTAAAACACAGCGTGTAAAAATGACGACAGCTAAAGCTGCCAAGCGCATGGTCGCAAAGGGTGCTGTATATGCTGAAGATTCGCAAGAAACAGTAGATGAAGCTCAAGGTCAGCCAGTTGGTGTCAGTGTTACAATGAAACACAAGGACTCCGGTAAGAAGCAAACCACTAAGTTCCCTGGTACACACTCTGCTGTTGCTGGTGCTAAGTCACATATTGCTCAGATGCAGAAAAAAGGCTATCAAGTACACAGCAAGAATTTGATGTATGGAAAGAACGAAGCCGAAGAAATGGGCAAGAAAGTCAAAGGCAAGAAGGGTGAAGAAGAAGTTATGATCAACCCTACTGTCAAAGAAGTTAAAGAAGATGCGCTTGACGAAAGACGTTTGAAAAAAGGTCTAGGTGGTAATCTTCCAAAGCACATGACAGCCACTAAAGATGAAATCATGAAAGTGATTGGCAAAGCATCTAACGAAAGAGCTGCTATTGCCGCCATCAAGAAGAAATTTAAAGTTCAGGATAAAGATGCTAAACTAATGATGAAAGGCATCATGGAATCCAATGAGATGGGTACTGCTGAACTGACTAAGAATTATGTAGATGCAACTCCAGGACAAGAAGTTCCAGAAGTTTCAACTGCACATCAACACGTAGCTAAACCAGAGATTGCTCCTACAGCCAAACAAGTGGATGAGTTGGACGATACTGAAGAGCTTTCAACATATCAAAAATCATTAAAACATGTCATGTCGAGACTAAAGGAGATCAAATAATGTCAGACGGAAAAAGATACGGCTTGTCAGATAGCCTTCTCGATGCAGTGAGAAGTGTTCAGGCCCAAGATAAAAACCTAGAGACTAACGAAGAAAAGCACCGCGGTGCTTTGGGTGTTAATCAACAGAAACAAACTGAAGAGCCTATTGAAGAAATGTCATCTAAAGAGAAGATGAAAAAAGGCCTTTACAATGGTAAAATGGATCCAGTAGGTAAAGCTGATAAAGACATCGATAACGATGGTGATGTGGATGACTCTGATGAGTATCTGCACAAGCGCCGCAAAGCTATCAAGAAGTCTATGGCTAAAGAAGCTGCTGGTTCACGTTCACAAGATAAAACTGCTGGTGAAACTGCACCAGTCAAACAAGGTGCTTCTGATATCCATAAGTGCGCCAAGCAAGTTGCTCACGAAGAGTGGGGCAAAGGTGAAACTATTGCTGAAATGCATGGTGATTGGGATGAAGACGGTAATGTTCCTTGGTATGATGTGCTGTTTGCACATGGTATTGAGAAAGTCATGACTGAAGACTTAGAAATCATCTCAGAAATGCATCACGGTCACAAGAAAAAAGATAAGTAGAATAGTTTAAATAGGAGAAGTAAAATGGCTTCATGGACAATGACAGACGAAGCTGCTGGCGTACCAAAATATTCAAACACCACACTTGGTGTTGTTGGTGCTTCATCAGGTCTTCATGCTAACAGCACAATTGGCGCATTCATCGCGAATACGTCCACGGGTGTTTTTGGTGTATCTACCGCAGAGCTTGCATATGCTAACAACGATGCTAGTGGTGCAACAGCACACTCTGGTTGGGTCCTTCGTAAAGAAGGTCAAGGCGGGCGTGCAGGACGTGTTCAATACGAAGTACTCGTTGCAGCTTCCAGTATTACTGGTGACGCTGATAAAGACGATGCTTTATTTGACGAAGACGAATAAGGAACTGAATAATGGCTGACAAAAAAGTATCAGAACTAACAGAACTGACCTCTGTAGTAGGTCGTGACGAGTTGTACATTGTTGATGACCCAGCTGGTACACCTGTCAGTAAAAAGGTTCAAGTCAATTCACTGTTTAGCTCGGTAGCTGCAAACACTAGTTTTGCAGGTACTGTAGCGGCAGCGAATGGTATTGTGACGCTTGGTAAAGCGACATCTGTAACTTCAAATAACACAACAACATTGCTTGGCGCTGGCTTACAAGGAAGTATCTTCTGGGATACTAGCTACTTGTATGTCGCCGTATCAAACACTGTTGTAAAAAGGGTTGCCCTATCTGATTTTGATAGCTAGTATATTATATGAAACAAATTAATGATGGTAACTTCGGTGTTTTCGCCGCGAAGTATTATGATAATCCTGATTGCTTAGATATGTTAGAGTTTCAGGATGATATAAACAGAATCAAGTACATAAAGAGACTGTTTAAGAAATATCATGATACTGGAGTTTTGAAGGATAGATTAATAATTAATCACTTGATTGTTTTATATAATGTTTTTGAGCATGAGGCATGTACAAAGATGCTGACGTTCAAATTAGTTAACTATCTACCATATCTCAAGCCTTTCTTAGAGTTATTGAGTTATTGGCCAGATCGGATCGAAGGACTAGGTGTAGAAGACGTAGTCCTCAAATCAGAGGAAGTAGATTCGGACGAGTATATCGTTCAAACACTTGGGAAGATATAATGGCAACTGCATCACCAGCTATGGACTTTGTTGTTTTATTTCAACTAGTCAAACGTATTGCACAACCGTTTGAAGAATTTCCTGCGTTTGAAATGGGTCTAATTGACAAGGACGGTAAACGACTTCGTAAGGCTAAAACAAGCCTTGAGAAGAAAAAACACACCTACTTGGACAGATTTGTGTTGAACCTTAAACGACTTCTTAGTAAGGTACCAGGAGGTAACAGTAGAGTTGCTACTGTTGCTGGTGCTTTACTTCTGGTCCGTGAAGATCTGGATGTGGAACACACAGACGAATATTTAATGGAGCAATTGACCGAGTTGATAGAAAGTCTTGAGTCTAATCAAGGTAAGACTTTTATGGATATAATGGAAGATGCTCCAGCCAATGCCACAGGTGCAGCAGTTGCAGGGACAGGTGATGACCCTGTACATTGGAAAAAAGCTAAGAAGCTAAGACTTGGAAAGCGCGGCGACAGACGTTCATATGGTAAGAATATGGATGGTTACGCATTTCTAAGACGAGCAATGAAAAAGGAAGTACGCAATGTTTCGTAATATGTTAAATAAAACCATTCACAAGACTCAGCACGTTCAACGTAACTTTGACTTGAGTAAGGAAATTCCGGAAGAAGATAGGTTAGTTATCGAGGAAGCTGCTACCCAGTGTCCAAGTAAACAAAATGTTGCCTTCTACGATGTTCTATCAATTACTGATAGGGATATGATTGAATCCATCCACGAAGCCACGGAAGGCTTTGTTAAGTATGATGAAGATTCAGGAGAGTCTAAGACACTCACTAATAGCCAGACTTTAGCCAACATGCTTTTGGTGTTTCTTGAGAGAAAAACTGAGCATGATGAGCATAGAGTTGACCTGGGTACTAAGACAGGTTACAATGACTCTGCTCTAGGTGGAAACTTTGAAACAGATATGCACATGGCTGTAGGTATTGCCGCAGGATATGTCAACATGACCGCAGGTGTACTTGGATATGGTACAGGCTGTTGCAGATGTCTTGATAAGAATGAAGTCAAGAAGATACTAGCAACTAACCAAGATCCAGTTCTTATGATGGGTGTTGGATATGCTGATGAATCACGCAATCGCCGCGAGCATCATGTATCTGGAGAAGTGTTTCCTACTATCAAAAAAGAAGAAATCTATCTAGAAAGAATTGACTAATGGCTGCTGTACATACTCTCAAGAAGACTAAGCGTGAAGTAGTATTGAAAATCTACAAGACTGAGAGTAATGGTGGTACTGTTCAGGTAGAGGCAAATGGTAGCTACATCATGGTTGATGGTGAGAATTATGTACAAAGCACGTCAACAGTAGAAGGATCCAGATTCACCATTAAGGAAATATTCTGGGGTGCCAAGAAAGATAAGCA